ATTGTAGTATCAGTTGCATTATAGATATCGGACTTTCCAATACCAATATAATACTGATCTGAATCAGTAGTAGTTTGAACTTCGTTTAAGAAGAGGTCTCCATAAATTCTTCTTGTAGTATCAGATATTACCGCACTCATTTTTTATTTCCTATACATTGATTGAGATATAATCGGTCGCAGAATCAAAACCAAGTAAGAACCACTTGCCGCTACCTATTGAAGCAGGCTCACCACTATCCCAGATACATTGAATTGCTCCGTTTTGTTTTACTGTGAAAGAAGTACCCAAAGTAAAATTTAAAGGTGTTACAGTCATGGCTCCAGCTTTTCTATTTGCAAAATATTTTATCTCACCGTGAGTACTACCATCATCGAGTGCAACAGCAAGAGCTGTAGCTTTGTTACCAACAATAAATGTAGCATCAGAATCAGCTGTACCGTTTGCAGATATATTACTTCCACTGAATGAAACTCTTTCCAATGTTTTTCTAGCAACTGTTTGGTCTGTTGTGGTAAGAACAACATCACCTGTAGAGTCAGGAAAAGTAATGATATTATCTTGGGTTGGATTGGTAACTCTTAATCTTGTCTCAAACCCATCAGCAGCGTTTCCTTCAAACACCAATGAAGAATCTTCGAGACTTATTTGTGCAGATAGATTACTACTATCACCACCACCTAGATGGGCATATACTTCTGCAAAGTTAGAATTGATCTTATCACCAGCTGTCCTGAGAGTATCCCCAGTACCATCATTTGCAGAACTACCAATGCTAATATTTTCTCTAGTCATTATTTTTCCTGTAGTTTACTTATGTTATTTATATCGCTGAGTCACTTAAATATCTAGTAAACATATCATTATCCATTGTTTCTGTGGCAAACGACATGTCTATTCTAGCTGTTGTAGCATCTATTCCTTTGTCACTATCATCAAATGTAAACGAGTTTACATTAAGCAGTTCGCGGATTGTTTTATATGCTATGTTAAGGTTTGCAGCTGAAATGTTTGCATATTTATCAATATTATCATCAAGCGATGATCTGAACACACCCGTAGTATTTGGATCTCCTCCAGTACCAGAATCAAACAATGCTGTCATCTGAGTAAACTGAGTTACAATAGTTTGTGTTCCTTCAGATACAATAACAAGACCCGGTTCATCTGATTCGACAGGATTGACGCCTTCACCAGAAAGTATAATATTTCCTTTACCGTCAGTTTGAAGTTGGCCGGCAAAGTTAAATCCAGCTGGGTGAGCAAACTTCTTATAAAGCACCTCATAGTCAACAGTTGATATACCTGATTTAATTAAAACAGAAAATAGTTGAAAGACACCGTTGTCTACAATTCTAAACTGATTCTCAAATCCAATTATGCCTTGTCGGCCGCTACTATCAATCCCTCCAACATACAATAACTGATCTTTAGGATGTTCTATTTCAACTTCTTCACCAAAAAATCCTCTAAAGAATCCTTCTGTACCTACTGTACTACCTTTTGACTTATAGTACAACGGTAATAATCTGGCCATTAATCTTGGATTGTCAAAGAATTCAGATGAAGTTAATCCATTACCTATTTCAGAAATAACTTGATCCAGATACTCAGTATCATTTTGACTTACATCTCGTGATGAGAATACTTCATTGATCTCACGTTTAAAAGCAAAATCACTAGTACTGTCTAAAAAATCATAATAAAGTTCAAGAAGTTTTGTAAGAGATCCTGAATCAACAGTATATTCAGTCTGATAATGTTCGGGTAACAGACTGCTTACATCATTGACATTGAAGTTTATATTTCTTCTGTTTAGATCTTTGAGCGAATGAGTCATTAGATTGTTGTTTTAGTGTTTTGGAAATCTTGTGTACCAGCAGATGCTGAAACAGTAGCATCATGTTGTAAAACATATTGTCTTAGAGGTCTAATAGTATCGTCATTAAGAGGAACAGCCGTGAACTTAATAGTATCTCCTCCAACAATAGATTCAATGTTTACACCAACAAGTGAAATTGTTCCTGTAAATGTATCATATGTGCCAGCATTATCTTGTAATATATCTTGTGTTGCATTGTTAAAAACTTGTAAAATGTTTGATCCTAACTTATTTTTTATGACGCACTCAACACCACCACTAAACAAGAATCTAGTACTCTGTATTATCACATTTACATCATCTGGTTCAGCAAGAACAGAAGGATATGTAATTGTGTAATTTTTTACTGTATTAAGAGTAGGAGAAAGACGCCTCTGCATTTTTACTGTCATACCCGAATCAAGGATTGCTGGAGACAGACCATCAATGGTTGTTAGTAAAACAGACTTTCTAAACACAGAATCGAATCTGTTTAACTTATTTGTGAAATGATCAGCAATAGCCGTATCTACTAATGATTGCATATTTTCTAGAGATGAGCTTGTTTGATCTGGATCAAAATTAAATGTTGTTGTAGTTTCAAGAAACGTATCTATAGGATCTGTAAATTCAGTATCAATTGACATGATCGCTAAATTATCAGATAGCTCACTTACAATCTTTGATTTCGTATTAGATTGTACAGAATCTGAAATGTTATCTTTAAACTTTAAGCTCACGAAAACTTTTCCAAATTCCTTAGGAATATTATCTTCTCCTCCCCACGCTGCTACATCATCAATAACAGATGAAAACCTTTCACTTATTAGAGCTGTGTAATCTTCTGATGTTACCATTCTTTGTTGAGAAGTAAAGTTGTTTGGTGCATTAAACTTAATTGATTGAATTGTTTCTTTATCTGATCCACCTGCTGAATTAGAAACAGTTGTAACAGCTAAAGAATAGTTAACTCCACTTACGCTTACAACCGATTCTGCTTCAAATGTACTGATGTCATTTGCATCAGCTCCATTACTTGAGATATATTTGATTTCAATTTTGTTTCCAGCTTCTGGTGCTTTTCCTAACACCTTACCGTCACTGAATAATACTTCGAAGAATCCATTAGGTGTTTCTCTAACAATAAACACTCTTGAGTCAGCATCAATTCTAACTGAATCATTAATGTTATTGTGAGTATTTGAAGTTGAAGATGTAACTGTATCAAATACTTCGACAGCTAAAGTTTTTGTGTCTAAGTTAGGATCTGGAATTACATAAACTTGATCTTCAGTAGTTTCACCTACAATAAATGTCTTGGTTATTACAGATCCCTCAGTAATAGGAATAGAAGTGCTTCCAGCACCCGTCTGAAAAGAGAAGTTTCCAGCACCGTCATTGACAGCACTAACGTCTTCGAGGGTTTGGAAGGTAAATGTTACGCCTTCAGCTACTCCAGTAAATGTTGCAAACTTATCAATTGTCACTACAGCAGTTGCTGTGTCTGTTGTGTCCAAAGACAGATTAACAGTTGCCTCAGCAGCAGTTTTTGATTTAGGTGAGTATCCTAAATTTTCAGCGTGCGATACAACTGATGACCTAAGCTGAGAAGAATTGAGAAATGATTCATTGATAGCAAGATTAGCAATAAGACCATTTAGATGGGTATTGTATGCAAGCACATCGAGAATATTCGAAAGACCAGCTCCTTCAAAGTTATAGCCATTGAATTCACTTTGCTTTTGAAAATATGTTTTTAAATTTGTCTTGATTGTATCAAAATCAAGATCGGAAGATCTTATTATAGCCATTTATCTTAACCTCGTTAAGGATACTGTTAAAGTGTCTTGTTCTTCTGTTGCAAGTATTTGGAAAACTACATCAACCAGTACTGAATTGAAATCAGGAGCAATCTCAACATTAACTCTTCTGACTGATGCTCTTGGCTCAAATTTGGATACAGCTGTAATGATTCTATCTCTTACATCATCTTCATCAAATTCTGTATCCAACGAAAAAAGAAATCTTCCTAAGTCACCACCAAAAATTGGATTAAAAGGTTTCTCTAGTCTATTTGTCAAGAGAATGTTTTTAATTGATTGCTTTACAGCAGCTGCATCTGTTTTCTTAAATACATCACCCGTTGTTTTCTTTTTAAAACTTAAATCAATATCATTATACGTCTTTGTTTGAGACGTAATAATAGGTTTATTGGATAAGTTACCATCTTCTAAAGAATATGCTTTTGCTGGCATTGTAAAATCCTTTTGACCTATTTATACGTTAGTCACCAATGAATACGGTTCCGGAACCAGTTTCAATAATGTTAGTACCAGGAGAGTTGACATCAAAGTGACTACCGGTACCTTCATCTCCAGTATCAGCTGTATCTCCAATACGAGCTGCGCCTTGTGTACCTCTATTCAGATTAATTGTAGCTCCGTTGATAGCTACATCACCTACAACATTAACATTCATATTTCCATCGATGACCATATCCATAGTTCCTGTTACATGAAGTTTATCATTACCTGTTACAGTCTTGAAACCATTCTTCATATGTGTAACAACATCTCCATTGGGATGCATCTCAACAAATGTACCAGACTTATGAAAGATATGAATTCGTTCAGCATTTGGTGTATCATCTATTTCGATAACATGTCCAGATTCATAAGCATGTACATTGTTTTTTGGATACACAGCAGCATAAGGAGATGGAGCTAATGATAGTTCGTCCGTGACAATATCTGGATCGGTTCCAGCTGCTTTTTTCAAATCTGCTAATGTGTTTGTTCCACGAGCTAGTTGATTAGTTGATAAACCTCCAGGAGAATCATCTTCAAACTTGGGCATTGACCCTAGAATGAGAGGAAGTTGTGAATCCTTCCCATCCAAGAAGATCCCAAACACTAACGCTCCAACTTTGATTCCAAGATTATTTCCTATACCCTTTGTACCTCCTTCTGTTATAGGAACTACTGTTTGCGCATAAGGTAAATTTTTATCTGGAATATCAATTTGACTTTCAGAGTGGATACCATGGATCCTAACCTGAATCCTGCCAAGCTCTAAAGGATCGTCGACGCTTTTTACATCCCCTATGAACCATCTAGTGTTATCACCATAAAAGTTATTCATTTCATATCCATATTTGCAAGTTTAACTCCAGTAATTTGTACATCATACTTTTCTTTTTTGAACATATGTTTGGTTGCATATATTAAGTACTTACCAGATTTTTTTGTATCTAAGTGATCGTCATTAGATGTAGTATTTACTTGTGATCTTAAAAACTCAATTGTTACGTTATTACCAATTGTATGGTGTCCAGGAGTTGCCAAAAATTCTAAACCGTTGACAACAATTGTTAAAGGTGTCTTTTGCAAAATGTTATGCATAGCATCAGCAATCACACCAGCTTTGTAGCCAGCAGTTGTTTTATTTTCACTGTATGACGTTTTAAATTGAGTAGCAGTTCTGAATGCATTGGATCCTCCAATACTAACTTTCTTGACACTTTTATATTCGTTAAATGATTTACCTTCATGTTTGAATGCTGGAGTTAGAGTTGGATTCCTCTGGTCTCTAGGTAACAAACTAGTAGCTAATGGTTTTATCAAATCTTTAATAATATCTAATGTTGTATTATTCTTTTTGTTTGTAAGAGTGTCAAGAAACTCATACTCTGCTCCAAAAAATCCTAGATTAATTAACTTATATAAGTTTTCTGATTTTTCGAAACGATAGTCTTTAATAGCACGTTGACCAACTTTAAAATTATCAGAGTTAGCTGCTGCTTGCCAGTTTCTGAATGGGAAGTCATCGTTGATAGATTGATTGCTTATCAATGTCCCTAAATCATACAATCCTAACTTATCAGCAGCTAGAGTTGAAAACAAATAGAAAGGGTATCCTTCGTTTGTAGACATTCCTCCTACAATCCATTTCATAGCTGTAAGCGGTTCCATGTTAGGAATAATCACAGTGTTAGATTCTTTGGGAGTTGTTTTCGTTGCAATTTCTTTTCCTAAATATTCTTTAGCTATCTTTTCAATAATATTAAATGAAGTGTCATCATAATACTTACTAATATTGTATAAGTTTGAGATATAACAAATGTCTTCAATCAAATGGAACCCTGCAACTTCTGTATGGTCACCACCCTTTCTACTAAACATTATCTCATCAATGTAAAAGGTCTTTTTAATTTTTTCAGAAGTTGAGTGTGTTCCAACAATCGTGATTGTTACTTTTTCTCCACCTAAAATATCTACACCCTGGATCAGGTTATTATTATCACCCAACACTAATGTTCCCGTCAGATATGGGCGATCAAGTGATTCAAAGATTTCCACATCTGTGGTAGCTCTACTTAAATCTATCTCAAAATCCATACGTTCTGATTCCAATATAATTGAATCAAAAATGTAATCTGATACGTTAGCTGGTTGATTTCTTGATGTAGGAGAAGGCATTAGCTAGCAACTGCCTCTCTGAAAGCATCAACAACTAGTTTGATAGTGTCAGGTTTGAAAACACGAATCTGTTTTAAATTATCATTTTGATTGTGTAATCTTTCTAAAAACGTAACTTCAGTTAATAGTGAACCCGATAATAATTGACCAGGGACAGCAGCATTAGCAGAATCAAATCCTAAATCAGTAATAAATTTATTTCCGTCTTCGAAGTGATGAGCAGCATTGAATTCAGACACTGATGTTTCCAAAGTAATGACATCATTCGTGCCTTGAACTTCAAGCAATTCACCAGCGGTAAATGGACCGTTAGTTATGTTACTTACAATAAGCTGGCCAAAGTCTAATCGTCTGTGAATAATGTCAGCACTAGCACCAGAGGATCTTCCTGCTATTCTATCACCAGTTTTGAAAAAGCCCTTGACAGCACCCAGATTACTTCTTGTGTTTAGTACTGTATTGGGATAATCTTTTTTAGCCTTAGCAAGCACAGCTGCTCTTGTAACAGGCCAGCCTTGTTCACGTAGTTTGTCATTGAGAAGATAGAATGTCCAGTGATAGTTAGGAGTACGATACAACTTAAATGAAACTTGATCTGGTCTTTCATTCTCAACAATATTGTAATCCATATATGTAGATCGTTCATCTTTAACTTGATCAACTATATCGGCATAAATTGCAAGATTTTGTATTACATCATCTGTTGTTTCATCCCCAAACTTGTAAGTTGTTCTCGGAAAATATTGGAAAAAGTTAGACATTATCGCAGCTCTCCTCTTACTGGATCGGGACCTGATATATCTCCTTCATCAAAATAATCTTTTTCTGACTTCTTAGTATTAATATCATAAAAATCTTCAGTCCCTTCTGCCATAACATCTTGCTTGGCCAGAGTCTTATATTCAACGAAAGCTAGCTGTAAATCAATTTCAACAGGCTCACCATCAGCATGGAATGTTTGTTGAGTTGGATTATAAATGCTACGGACACTTCTTATATACGATAATTTAATTGGTGTTCCAATATTTTTGAATGTGCCGCCTAAGTTTGACTGTAATTTAATTTTGAACATGTCTGGGTAATCGAATCCAATTGGGACTGCTTTACCGAGTAATATTTCTCTTGGGTATGCGTAGAATCTAAAAAATCTAATAATATTTTTAACTTCTCTAGCTTCATCTCCACTTTTAGGTAAAAATTTAAATGCAAATTCAAACTGTCTAATTTGTACACCATCGAAGGTTGTTCTAAGATTGGGATTGATAGTAACTCGAGCTGCCAGTCCAATAGCATTTCGTATTCCTTCTGGTACAAGAAATCCTGCAGGACTGTTAGCTAATCTTGATATTGCTATTCGTGCACCTATAGATGCTGATCCACTACCAAACAAACTAGTTATATTTGAAAAACCTTCAATAACACCTTTTGCTGCAGCACTTATAGCACCACCTCCAGCTTCTAATTCGTTTAAAGCTGCTGCTCCACTTATGTTAAGAGCATTTGTATTATATGAAAATTCATCATTAACTTGAAATGGTAAATTTAAATATAATGAAACTTTTTCACCAGTTCTTTCACTTACTTCCAATCCTTTTATACCTACATCACCAGCAGAATTAACTAGCTTATCTGCTGTACGAATTCGTGTTGCCTCACTTGTGGAGAACAAATCAGTAAAAGAATTACCGTTTACATATCCAGCTCTATCGCCAGCAGTAAATTCAGGAGGATCTACTTCCATGGCTTGAAATGTAATACGGGTAGGTAATCTATCTTCCATTGCAAGAGGATAAGTATAAGGACCATTGGGCATAATTTTTTCCTTAATAAATAAAAACAGACTAATCCTATTTATAACTGAAAATGGCATATTCTGGACGATACAAAGTAGTCAATGTTGGCAAGTATAAAGGCGATCATACTAATGTGATTTACAGATCACTTTGGGAGAAGCATGTCTTTGGTTGGTGTGACTCTAATCCTAAAGTAAAACGATGGAGCTCAGAAGAACTTATCATTCCATACTACTATGATGTCGACAAAAGGTATCACCGATATTTTCCCGATATCTTTATCGAGATGGCAGATAAGACTATCTTAGTTGAGATCAAACCTGAGAAAGAAACAACACCTCCAAAGAATCCGAATAAGTCTAAGCGGTACATATCTGAAAGTTTGACTTATGTAAAAAATATGAATAAGTGGGAAGCTGCAAACGAATACTGTAAGGACCGAGGATGGGAGTTTCAAATCTGGACGGAGAAGACCTTACAAGAGATGAAGCTATTGCAAAAGCCTGTACCAGGTAAACTTAAACCTTTGAAGCGAATGACACCTTACAGAAAAAAACGTAAAAAATAGATATAAATACTTCCATGAGTAATCTATTCCAACAATTAGAAATAGAGGCTTTCCGTGCTGGCATTACACCTCGCACGAAGCAATCTATTGAATGGTTTCGAAAAAAAGCTGCTCAGTTAGGAAGAGTGAATCGTGTTTCTTTGATGCAGGAGGATGAAATAGATCTAAAGAATAGACCTAGAACAGCTCCCTTTGGAGAGATGTACATGTTCTTCTATGATGCTAAGTATAAAGATACACTACCATACTATGATGCGTTTCCTCTTGTCATCATTATGGGCCCAGCACCAGGTGGATTTTATGGAATGAATCTTCATTATCTTCCTCCAGTTGTTAGGGCAAAGGCCTTAGATGCTCTCCTTGGAGAAGGCGAGGTTTCAGAAAAATTTATCAAGCCCACCATTCATAGATATTTAACAAAACACGTTAGAAGTAGATTCGCACTTGTTGACAAACCTGAGTGGGAGATTGCAACTTTTCTTCCAACAGCCGACTTTAGAGGAGCAGGAACTTCAACAGTGTATAGAGATTCACGAAGGAAGATGTAATGTCATCTATCGAAGACTTAAAGGCAGTAATATCAGCTAAAGGTGGTCTTGCTCGAGCTAATCAGTTTCTTGTTCAGCTTCCAGCGTTTGGAGATACCTCAGAAGCCAACATATTGTGCACTAGTGCTACATTACCTGGTAAACAAGTACTGACTCACGATCGTAAAATCAATATGGAGTTTGAAAAAGTTGCGTATGGTTATGCTGTCACAGAAGCTTCATTTACATTTTTAATGGTGAACGATTACAGTATGAAAAAATATTTTGATAGATGGAGAAAAACAATCCTCGATGAAGAAAACATGATCGTAGGTTACAAAAATGATTATCAAAGACCTGTTCGTATTCATCAACTGAAGAGACCATTTGTCAATTTGAAAGCTAATCTAGGACCGTTAAGATTTAGTTTGAATCTTGGATCTGATAGTGTTTATGGTGTTGAACTTAGAGATGCGTTCCCTGTTACTTTCAACGAGATAAATCTTAACAACGAATTAGATGGCCTAGTACAATATAGCGTGGCTATGGCATTTACAAATTGGTATCCAGTTAGTGAATACGATAGACAAGTTCAACTGAGTGTGGGTATTGGGTCTAATCAATTAATTAATGCTGCATTATAGGAGTTGTAATGGCTTTACCATTATTGAATGAAAATCCTGAATATGAAATGATTATTCCTTCAAAACAACAGAAGGTAAGTTTTAGACCATTTCTGGTGAAGGAACAAAAAGTACTACTAATCGCTTTTGAATCTGAAGATAAAGATCAGATTTTGAAAGCAATGTTAAATACATTAAACGCTTGTATAGACGCTGAAGTTGAATTGAAAGAGTTACCCAGCTTTGATATTGATTATATGTTTACACAAGTTAGAGCTAAGTCTGTTGGTGAAACTGCTGATGTAAGAATCAAATGTGAGAAATGTGAACATCAAAACAAAGTATCAGTTGATCTTGGAGCAATTGAGCCACCTCAGAATATTGAAAAAGAAATTGTGATTGAACTAACAGACAAATATTCTCTAGAAATGAAATATCCTAATTATACAGAATTGTTTGCAACAATTGACAAAAAGTCAAATCAAACTGAAACTATTATGAAGTTCATTATTAGCTGTATGATTGGGTTGATTACAGATGAGGAACGCATTTCAATGAAAGACGAGTCTATGTCTGAAAAGCAAAAGTTCTTGGACTCGTTGAATGCATCTCAATTTGAAAAACTCACTCAGTTTATTAACAATCTACCGCAATTAGAACAGAGTGTTGAATTTATATGTGAGTCATGTGGAGCAGAGAACACACATCGACTAAGAGGATTAGAAGATTTTTTTTTGTAGGACTTTCTCACGAGACACTCGAAAACTATTACAGAGTGAACTTTCAATTGGTAAACGAGTTAGGTTATTCTTTAACAGAACTAGATTATATGATGC